TGTGCTCATTGTTATCCTTTCTAAAGACTAGAGGGAGCTGCAAGGGCTCTGGCAGCCCCCTCTAGCGACTTAGGGTATTGCTTATGTGAAGTTAAACCAGTTTGCGCCAGCCGCTAACTTAGTGGCAAGAGCTCCCTGACCGAAAAGTAGAATATCTACAGTTCCGTCAGAGTTGATGTTTGTACGAAGCTGCTGACGAGCACCCTCATACCATGTGTAAGCCTCTGGGTTAATGACAGCCATTGAATAATCGGCTGTGCCAACTCCGCCAGAACCCTTCATGTATCGAGAAACGCGAAGGTCAAGACCTGCAACATTACCTTGAAGAGATGTAGGTGAAAGTGCTCCACCAGCGTTTTGAGGATTAGCAGCGATGTAGATTGGGCGACCTTGATCGTTGTAGCCCATGATGTTAGCCCATTGTTCTGGGGTTACTACGATGTTGCGAGCAAATCCAAGTGATGCTGTATAAACAGCGGCTGCGGCACTTGCTACATAACCTAGGAGTCCTGAAGCATCGTTAGCGCGAGCTGTTGCGTTGAGAGTACCTGCGCCCTGAATAGCTGTTGTTACATGCTCTTCTGTGTCCTTTGCGTAAGCAAATTCCATCTGAGTAAGAAGCTCGTCTAAAAATGCAGGAGTTGAGTTTGTGAGAAGTTCAAGAGTTGTGATAGCACGACCCTTAAATGACTTCTTTGTTACTGTAATGTATGAAGCCTCAAGCTGTGATTCTGTGACAGGTGCGTTCTCGTCAATCTGATCTACAAGAGGAACTTCAGTAATCTTTGGCAGCTCAAATGTTTTTCCAAATTCTGGCATTGTACCGCGTGAGATTGAATCAATCATTGGGCGGTCAGCGTTTGAGAGGAAGTTAAGGAGCTGTGTGCTCTGTGGTGTTGGGATAAATCCTGCACCTGTTGTCTGATCGTTGTCAGCAGCGCGAAGCCATTGACGTGAATCGTCATCACCAAAGAGATTAGCCTTTAGTGTGTTTTCCAAGTAATTGCGCTTTGTAACTTCAATTCTTGGGCTGGTGTACATCATTGCCTGAACAGTAGGGCGAGCAGCTTCCACAGCCGCAGCTTCTACTGGTGTTGCTTCGACTGCTGGAGTGGTTTCTTCCACGGTGGCTGTCTCGCTTTCTGTAGTTGGAGTTTCAACAGGGGTAACTTCCTCTGCTGCGATCTCTAGCACTTGTGCAGACTTAAAGGCTGCTTCTGTGACTAAAGAAACTTCTTTTAACTTAGCCGCTGTAACGACTGTGTGACCATCACGCGATGGTGCTGATGAAATAATTTCCGCCCCGATGCTCAAGCCTGAAACCAGCCCTTCGCTTGCCATGATCATCGCATCAGAACCTGCTTGGCTGCGGCTCAGCTTAAAGGTTGCATAAATGCCATCTTCACGAACCTCGGAAGAAGTCATGCGACCTACTGGCTTCTTCATGTCGTGTTGTGATAGCAACTTAATCTTTGATGGATCTGGTATTTCAATCGAGCCAGCAGCGAATGTGTACGCGCCTAGATTGGTCTGTCCAACTTCGCCTGTTCCCATTGGCACAATCTTGCCTGAGATTTCGCGGCGCTCTTCGCTGCACTCAATAGAGGCAGCCTCAATATACAAAGTTTCCATATTAGCCTTCGCTTCCGTTAGGGGTTAAATCTTCCATTTCCATTGCCTGTTCAGTTGTAATTAAGCCAAGAGATAGCATCTTCTCTAGCACTAGCAAACGCTCCATAGGCTCAACACGCAAGAATGAAGAATCTAAATCAAACTTAACTAAATGCCCATCGGTAGAAATATCATTCATACTCAAACGGGTTTCGATTGCGGATATGTACGGCTGGAACGCTAAAGCCACCAATTGCTTACGCTCATCAAGAATGTTGGAATAAGTCATAGAAGTGTTCTGATCAGCAGATACATAGTAAGCCGGAACTCCGCATAATCTTGCAATTTCTGTTGCAAGGTTCTGAATAGCCTCGTTGTACAGCATGTCTTTAGGTGAGAACTGTGTGCCTTGGAACTCAAGAGTGCTAGTGAGGTAAGCAGTAGAGTTATTTTGACGGCTGCGTTTCCAAGCTGCAAGGAGTCCAGAGACCTCGGCAGGTGGTAAGTCTGCGCCTGTGTTTTTAAGTATTCCAGATGCCATTGGCGTTGATGCAGCTATCGCAGCGGCTTTATTAACATCAATCGCTGCTTGAATTGTTCTAGCGCCGACATTAAGTATGCCCTCGTTAAAAGCTTGGAATGTTACTAATGATCCTAAACCTGACATCGGGCGAGGTGAGCCATCAACATAATACTGGGTTACATATACATTATGAACATCTAAATCAAAGGTAACGCGTGTGTTGGATACCCATTCAAACGAAGCGCCTCGATTGTCTTCCTGATAAACCTCGACAATTTCGAGAAAAGCTTGACCATACATCAGAAGGCTATCGACCAACCAGCTTATTGTGACAAACTGTGGTTGTGATTTAGAAAGCTGTGATACCCATCGAGGTGCTGCAATTTGTTCGCCTGTGGACTTCTTCTTATACTCCAAGGGAATTGTGCCAACTGTGCAAAGTAAATCGCGGCATCTTTTAAGAGCTGGAACGCTCATGGCATCGCGGCGGGAGATTACTGGGAAGGTAAAGCTGTAAATTGAATTTAGATTGTCGCCCATAATATGAGGAGCGGCTTGAGCTTCAAGAATTTGCGGCTTACGCGAAAAGAGACCCATAGAGGTCAATTATACACTACATGTATGTCATTCTGAGTAAATTGCCGCTACCTGTTGTGGCTTAATTAGTTGATGGACAACCATCGCTGTCGAGATAGCACCCGATACATCGCCAGCACTCTTTCTCTTAACGATTCGCCATGAAGAGTCATTGGTCTTAGCTGCGCAGTTGTTCATCTGCTGAATCCAGTTCTCTTGACCGGAGTGAACCAATCGATGATTAACCAAGGCATCTAATAGATCACCGCAAGCCTGATAGAAGGCAGCGCCAGATACATCTAAGCAGACTTGTCCGGCATTGGAGAGTCGGTCAGCGATAGATTGGGCTGTGTACTTGTCAAAGCAAATCTGACGGGGTCTAAATTGGTCAGCCCAGCCTTTAATGTCAGCCGCAATCTTTAGATCATCAACGCTTATCTGGCTTTCCCAAGTTTGTAGTATTCCAACTCCAATGCGACCGTCTGGGAGTATTTGTCCAGCAACCAGACTTGCGTTGCGCCTACTCGGAGATACATCGAAAGCAAACACCGTATAGCCACCAACTGGAATTGTGAGACTGGCATCTGAAGTGTCCTCAAGGACTCCATGCGGCCAAGGAGATGAGAGAGAATCGATCCATTGGCAGAGCAACTCAGTTCTAGTATTTTCAATCGGGCTTGTCGCAACAGCTTCTTCAAGGGCTTCCTCACTTATCATAAAGCCGAGTGCTGGATTACTTTGAGCCCAGCCTTGGCGGTCGGTTATCTTGCAGTATTGTGGAGCAGAGTATTCATAGAATCCGAAAGACTTAGGTGGGTTCTCTAAAGCTCGTTCTCGCATTCCATTGAGGACAACTGAGAAAGCGTCTCCTGCATTTGAGGTAAGAAGCGTCTGAGAATTTGGGCGAGCTCTAGTCGTAGGCACAGCGGCTCGAAATCCCTCTTCATTGATTTCTCGGAGCTCGTCAATAAAGAGAAAGTCGGCAGTTCTGCCTCGAGATCCATCTCTAGTTGCCGCAACAACATCAAGCCTTCTTCCGTCAAGCATCTCAATAGACTCTGTACCGTTGGCGTACCTGATCTGTTTAACGAAGCCTTTGAGGTGGTCATTGCTCTCCAATACTTGAGCTACTTGTCGGAAGGTGTCGAGTGCCATCGATCTATTCGAGGACATAATAAGTACATTGCGGCTATCCCACTTAAGCAGGTGAGCCAATATAAGCATACGCGCTAAATGAGTCTTTCCGTTCTGTCTAGCAATCAACAGCAGGTTAGTCTTGCGAACCCAGTTGCCGGATTTATCAACGGTGAGCATATCTTTGAGGACATACTCCTGCCATGGAAGTAAAGGCTGAGAAATGATTTCGCAGAGATCCTTTATATCTTGCAGCTTGTTCTTGCCCTTGAGAGGTATCGATTGAAGCCTTGGTTTGGTTGCCCCTCGTAGGGCTTTGGATCGTTTGGCTGGCATCGGGTTAATTCTGGACTGGTCGGGCGGTAAACGGACTATCTTGGTGAATTTCCGACCGTGTCGGAGAGAGATAGGCAGAAAAGACAGGGGGGTTCCCTCC